GCCGCCGTGCGCATGGCGAGGATGTCAGCGGCTCGCGCCTGACTGACGTGCGTTTCCGAGTAGCCCAATTCCCGAGCGATGGTCGTCAACTCCTGCTGGAGCGACGGTCCGCTGGTTGGGTCGTACCATTCCGGAAACTGACTGCGGAGATGGGCGACTTCAGCCTGCGTTTCCGCTTGCTCGATCGCCATCTGCTGCTGTCGGGCCTGGTCCTCATAGATGGCCGCCTGCTGCTGCGCTTGTCCGCGCTGGGCAACGGCTGCCTCGTATTTAGATTGCGCCTGGTAGAAACCCTGGGGGTCGTATTGCAGCATCGCCGGATCAGGGCGTTCCGGGGCTATCAATGCTGCGTATTGCTGAAGCTCTTGCGCCATTTGCTGCGATTGCTGGGCAATGACGGTGCGCGCTTCGTTCTCGACGGTCTGGCGGGTGTTCGCCGCCTCTTGTGCCTTGGCCTGCACAAAGCGTTCGCGCTCGGTTTCCCGTTCCGCGATTACCTTCTGCGCTTCGGGCGGGAGGGTCTTGAACAGGTCCTTTGCGTCGGCCTTCCACGATGCGGGCGGGTCGATGGCCGGGGCTTCCGGTTCGTCCTCTGCCGCCTCGTCTTCCGATTCCTCGTCACCAGCTTCGTCGCTGGCTTCTTCTTCGGGTTGCTCTTCATCTTCCTCTAGGCCGAGGAAGTCGCCGAGTTCGTCACCGGACCTTGGGAGAGCCGGGGCGTCATCGGATTCGATGGCGTCGCCGACTGCTTCCGAAACATCGGAAAGCTGGGTCATTGTCGTCCTTCTTGGGATTGGCGACGCCTCACGGCGTGGCCGGATACCCCGCTACGATGCGGGGAATTAGTTGATCGGTAGCATCCCCATCAGGCGACGACGCTCGATTGGAATGGCCGCGATCTTCTCGGCCTGAGCCTTGCCAGCGCGAGCAACATCGCCCGCAGCAATCAGCGCATCGATCTGGTTACGCACCTCACGCAGAACGCGGTTGGCGAGCGCCAGCTTGACGATCTTGTCCGCAGCCCACGGCTCGGATGATGCGATCTCGCTCAGGCGATCGGTATAGGCTGCGGCCACGGCATCGAACGCAGGGGCGAGGAATTGCTCCATGGCGCGTTCGGCTTGCTGACCGAGGACGATGGGGTCAGGCGTCATGACCAACGCCAAAACTTGAGTGCCGGCGGCCAGCGAAGGCGCAGGCTGTAGGGCCGGCCGGTCCACGCGGCGCTTGGATATCCGTTAATGTAGCCGGATGGCCGGTGATAAACTTTATCCCAACGCCAAGTCGGAACGTAACACTCCCAGCAAACCGCGCCTTGACCAGAAAGCCCTCGACTTGCTCGGCCCTTGGGGCGGGAAACAACCAACAGCCAATGGTAAAGCTACCGTCGTCCCGCTCCGGGTTGCGACCAGCCCAAAGACGAACGCGGGGAAGCTCAGGCGTCAAGACGGCCACCCTCGCGATCATTGCTGATCTTCGCTTTTGCCATCTCCGCATCATGCGCGTGCTTCATCTGCGCCAAGGCCATTTCGCCCTCCTGACGACGCGCGGCCAATTCCATCTCAGCCTGGAACTTGCGCTCGGCCAAGTCAGCCTCGAACGCCGCCTTCCCGTGGGCTAGCTGAGACTGCTGATCAGCCGTCTCGCGCATCTGCTGGAGTTTGAGCGCGTTTACCTGACCGTCCATCTCCAGCCGGGATTGCGCCAACTCTTGCTCATGCCCTTGCTTCTGAGCGGACATCTGCAGCTCAGCTTGAACCTTCGCCATCTCAGGGTCTGGCTTAGGCTGGGCAGGGGGCGAGTTGGCGGGGTCAGCCCAGAACTGGTCAACGTCCCCAAGCCCGGTATCCTCGATCAGCCCCTTGACCGAGTTGTAAATCTTGTCCGGCGTCACCTCGGCCAGACCAGCCGCCATACCCGCCTGCTGGATGTTCAACAGTTCCATGCGGTACTGGAGGCGCTGATCCTTGCGCCCCGAACCCAGCCCGACGCGCACGGTAATGTCGATCTCTTCCGGCCATGCGCGCGGATCGACCATGATCTTCTGGCCGTCGATCTTCATCGGGAACGGCTGCCCGAATTGCCGCAACTGGCGGTACATCTTGGCGAACAGCGGGGCGACCAGCAGTTCGGCGAAGTTGCGGGCGACGTATTCCTGGATCTGCTCGCCGGCCGCGGTCTGCAACGCCATGCCGGTTGCCGTCTTGTTGAGCGTGTCGGCGTCGAGCCCCTGATTGTGGCGCGTGATCCCGGTGCGGCTTTCCCGCTGTCCGATCATGAACTCGATAGCCTGGAACGCAGTCGCCGACGTGTCCTGATTGACCAGCGTGCGCGGCTCTACGTTGCCCTTCCAACGCACGATCGCGTTCGGACGAACCGTCAGCAGATCATCGATGGTGTTCTCGCCGATCGCGCCCTCATTGACGAACGTGCGCGGTGCCAGCCCGATGTAAAGCGAGTCCATCGCGTTGCGTAGAAGAACAGAATTGGTCCGCTGAATGTCGGCAACCTTGTCCGCCAATGCCTGACCGACCAAGCGATGCTGCATCGGGAACGGGCACCAGTATTCGAACGGATGCTCGTCGGCTTCCTCAATCGAGAGGATGGTGCGGCCGACACGGTGCACACATACGCGCTCGGCAATGCCGTCGCCGTTCACATCGAAGCGGGCGTACTCCTCAAGCAGCCAGACGCGGCGGTTGGCACCTTCGCGCTCGACCTCCTGGTCGTAATACGAGCGATCGCCCTCGCGTGCGTTGGAAAGGCCTGCGTCGATGTAACCGTCAGACGAGCCGACGCTATCGTCAACGTCGAAGTCCATCTCGCGCAAGTCCGAAAGTGTTTTCGGCGTGCGCTGGGCAATGTACACCGGGTCAACCAGATCGCGAACGTCCGGCGCGACCAGCATTTCCTCATTAGGCACCGACACCGAGCATTGTTTCGGCGCTTGCGGCTCGTGAATGGCAATGCGCCAATCACCTTCCTCATTGGCAGGATCGACCGGCTCGGCCTCGTGAGCACCACTGCCTTGCAGTAGTTCGGCGGGGATAACGGCCTCATGGCGCTTGTGCGGCTGCTTTTCGGGATAGGTCTTAACCCAGCCCGTCTTTTCGAGCAGCCCGGCCTTCAACGCATCGTGCAGAACGACGTAACCGCGACCCTTCTTCATGAAGAGGTAGTGGATCGCCTCCGTGGCCTCTTGTGCCTTGGTAATCTTGTTCCGCTTGGGCCGATCAGGTAGACCTCCCATTTGCGGCTGTACGGGCTGCTGCGGTCCTTCAGAAGCACCAGCGCCTTCTTCATCGTCGCCGCTGTCCTCGAACTCGACAACCTTATCGCCGGACACCATCGTCCGAAGCACCCCGACCACCATGTGATCGACCACTTCCGCAACGTCGCGCGTGACGAGCTGCGAGCGGCCGTCCTCTTCGTCACCGTAGGGCTCGCCGTTGTAGAACCCGAGCAATGCCGCACGCTGATCGTCCAGCGTGTTGTCGCGGGCGCGGGTTTCTTCGGCCGACAGGAATTGCAGGAGTTCGGGGGCTTCGATCATGCAATCCCCCGGTTGGTGTAGGTGATCTTCCGGGCCTTGCGCGGCGACGTCATCGACACCGCCAGGTATCGAAGTGCGTCCGCAGCATGGCTGTGGTCGTCGTGCAGCGGATTCTTGCTGTATTGCTTCGTGTCCGGATCAACGTCGTACCGATACCGGCGGAGATGGTTGATCCCGTCAGCGCATCGCTCAGCGTCAAACCAACAGCGCGAAAAGATTGTGCGGGCGGCGTTGATGCCTTCAGCGATACCCAGCTTGGCGGTTATTTGAACGTCGTAGCCGGCGTCGCCGATCTGCTGAGCGACGGTGCGCTCGGATGCCAGTAATTCGTTCTCCGCGTCGTGCGGCAACCAGACTTCGCCGTAGAGATACCCGCGCTCCTGAAGCGCCTTCAGGTAGTGGCCGATCGCCTTGCCGCGGTTCTCGTAGAAATCAACAATGCGGAACTCGAAGCCAATGTATTGAGCGAACCATATCGACGTGCAGTCAGCCCGACCCAAATCCCAAAAGGTCAGGACCGGCTTGCCGTCATCGATCGGCACTCGCGCAAAGCGCCCATCCTTGGTCGCGAGCCTGATCTCATCTGCGTAGATCGCGCCGTCCAAAACCTGTTTGGTCGAACCCATCCAGATGTGGAGCCAGTCGTCCTCTGACTTTTCCCGGCAATCCTCCATCTCCTGCTGGAGCACGTCGGAGAACCAAGGGTTGTCGGGGTAATCGATCTTCAGGACGATAGAATTGGTGGGCGGGTTGAGAACGAACCGCTTGTAAGTTTCGTCCGTGTCGAGCTCGGGGTTGAAGCTGACCCAGATCTCCGACCCGTCTTTGCGGATCGTAGGCGTCAGCGTGTCCCAACTCGTCTTGCTGATCGTCTGAGCTTCCTCGGCCCAGAATATGTCGATCCCCTCAATCGACTTCAGACTGACGACGTTCGTTTTCAGGCCATGGAACGTGATAAGCGTGCCGTTCGACCCTTCGATGTATGTCTCGAATATCTTGTATTTGGCCGACAGCCCCATTGCGCCGATCTGCTCTTTCAGCAGATGGTGAACCGAGTCAGCGATCGACTTCTGTATCTCGCGCCCGCAAGCGATACGGAGCTTTCGTTGAGCGCCAAGGATTAGCAGCGCGCGGGCGATGCCCCAGCTCTTTGCGCCACCCCTGCCGCCGTAGAGAACCTTGTATCGTGAGGGCTGGAAAAGGCACTCAAGCTTTTCGGGGAACTCAACCGTTGGGGCGGACAAACCGCACCTCCAGGCTGTGCAGATGCTCCCCGTCCGCGCCGGGCCCGGTAAGCTGTAGCGGGACCACTTTGCCGACCAGCGTCAGAAACGCCTTCGGATTGCTCTCGGCTTGGTCTACGAGATACTGCTCGCCGCCGGCCTTAGCGAGCGCGTTCAGGATCATATCCTTCAACGCTGCGGTGTTCTTGTTTAGCGCGCCTTTCGGGCGCCCGCGACCAGCTGCCGGAGGTTTATTATCTGCCACTATTAAATTCCCCGCGTTTCTGCTCCCGGATCGGGTGGGCAGGCTTGGGTTGTGCTGGCGTTCTCAAGCTTAGCGCTTTCGTGAGCCTTTCGGCCGAGCCGCGCGGTTTACCCTATCGGGAGCATGAGCATTTCAGCCGCCGCCAGTGGTCGGCTGTAAGGAGAGCGGCCCCTATGAATCTAGTGCGCCGCTTTCATGCCTACGCTCTGCCGCACTGGCGAGCTGACGGGCGGCTTCGTATAATGCTGTCTTGAGGGCGTGCAGGGCGATTAGGCGCCAGTCCATTACCTGAGCAACGCCATGACGATCGGGTAAAGCGTCTTGGCCTGTTCGTGCGCGATGGCGGGTTTGAACGTCTCGCCGGTTGGCCTAGCTTTGCGAGCCGCCTTCATCCCCATTCCTCGTCCCGGCAAAAGCCCATCGGATTCGGGGCGCGGTAGATCGGATCGCCCATGTTATCGAGTATCCCGGTGTCGATGTATCCGTGATCGTCAACGGTCAGCATCGGGACGGGGCCAGGCTCGGGCGAGAAGTGCTCGTCCTCTACCCATCCTTGTGAGCGAGGGCGGCTGACATAGCGTGCCATCGTCACCCCTCGATTAACCCAGCAAGTCGCTCAGAAGCTGGTCGCGGTCAGCCAGCATAGGGAGGATGTGCTTGCGCCAGATGGGCGCTTGCTGGTCGGGCCGAAGCCCCAACGCAAAAGAGCCGCAACCCTCGCGGGCGCAGCTCTAAGAATTATCGATTTCCATATAGAGGTGCGCACCAAAAGTCAACCTACAATCGATAGCGCATGGCGATTATGTCCGCCACGAAGCAAACCACCGTGCGCGCCGCGTCAATGCTCGACCGTGCGTTGGTCGCTAGCGATGATCCTGCAACACCGGCAGGCTCGCCGTCACGGCACACCGCCTCGAATACCGCCCAATATTGCGCCGGGATGTCGGACTTGATCTCGGCCATCTGGTCGATCGCATCGTCGGCGATGTCGCGAGCGTGCTGCGTCGTGCCGAACGCTGTCCGGTCGAGGTTGGCGACAAGGCCCTTGGATGGGGCGCGCATCTTGATCCACAACGTGAGACAATGGCCGATCGCGCGCTCTTGGGAGGCGCTCAGTAGCCCTGCCTTCAGCCAGCGATCGAGAGGCGTCCCGCCCCGAT